CGCTGCATTTCCATATCGGCTTGCTGGTTGGCAAGGGCTGCGCGGAGCGCATTCTCAGCGTTCATACCACGCATCTGGTTCTCAGCGGCCATATTCTGGACGCGAGCCTGCTGGTCATTGCTAAGGTTAGCCATTGCTACCTGCAAATCAGTCGTTGTGCGCAACTGCTGCGTGGAAATCTGCGAGGCGAGGTTCTGGCGTTGGGCTTCCATTTGCGCCGCACGGTCACGCTCAAACTGCTGCGCGGCCTGCTCAAAGCCTGCCTGAAGGCCACGAGCTTGGATATCACCAAGCTGCTGGCCGAGCATACGCTCACGACCCAAAGTTGCTAAAAGCTGGCGCGAACCGCCATAAGTACCCTGACGGGCTGCACCCAAGTCCTGTGCAAGCTGTTGCTGCCGCGCGTCACGCAGGGCTTCACGCTTCTGTACGTCCACCACACTCTGCATGTAGGGGGACATATACTGGCTAACTTGCTGCTGCCCGAACTGGTCAGGAGCCTGCATCTGGAACGTTGTGAGGTCTGGACGATAGCCGCTTTGCGCTGCCTGCATTGTTGCAGCTTGCGCTTGGGGTGCGGTTACTTGTTGTGCAGTGAACTTAAACGGATTGTAATCCGCCATGGCAAGCGAACCAAGACCAGCGGCAGTCGTAAGGCCCGAACCAGTTGCAATCTGCTTGGGGGCCTGAAGGCCCATGATGTTCTGCTGAACCTGCTGTTGGGCAGGTGTGAAGCCAATATCTGCCGCGCGCTGGAAACCATAGGGCTGATACTGCTGATACGACAGAGCCTGCGCCCGGTTGACGAGGTTCTCAAAATACGGCTGGGCATACGCCGGTAGGTTCGACGTAGTTTGGACTACTTCTTGTCTTTGTACATCAGCCATCGTCAACTCCTGCCCGCTTGGGCCCTAATTACAACGCGCCCAACCCTTTGCGCAACTTAGTATCTTCACCGCGATCAGCTTTTTTGCGAGCCTTATGGGCTTTGTCCATAAGAGCATAGAGCTTCTTAGCACCACCCAGCTTCTTAACCGCAGCCGCTGGGATGATAACTTCATCCCGAGCCACACGTGCTTCTTGGGTTCCACCAATATTAGCGGGGATGGAGTCGCTGACGCCGTCACCCGGCCCCTTAACCGGTCGCCCACCCAAGCGAGCCAGCAACTCCTGCCCTGCGGAACTGCTTCCGTTGCCTAATTCGGAAACAGTGCGAGCATCTACGACGAATGCTCCATCATCCATATGGATACCACCCTTGGCGTAAGACATATCACCCGGGGGCAAATCACCAAACCCAGTGGGGATGGTGCCATAACGCTTATAATAGTCCGCCATATAGTCTTGGACTGTCCGGGGCTGCTCTACGGGGCGGTTGAAGTTATATGTTTGCTCACGGCGCGGCGCAGCCATCTGGGCGCGCACTTGCTCATTGAACGAACCACCCGGATATTGAAGCGGAGCCGTGATTGCCCCCGGGCTATTCTGATACATCTCAACGTAACGTGGCATATCCGCAACCAACGTGGCACCAAGCCGGTTCTGTTGGTACGCATTTGAGAGTTTGTTAGGTTCCGGGTTGATTGCGCGAAGTGCTTCCGACGCAGGAAGTGCAGCCAAACCAGTGTTCGGGATGGTGTCCTTAATGGTTTCTTTAACTTGCACGGTTTCCGTAGCGGGGGCACGATAAGGCTCCCAACGCCCTTGGGGATTAACCACAAACTGCTGGCCGCCGAGATTTGCAGTCGCTCCGGGAGCAGCACCTGCTGGAAGCTGAGAACCGCCAAAACCCTTACTAATCAGGTCTTCGTGGCTCATCTTCGAGACATCGCCGCCATCAGCATAGCCAGTAGGCATAGCGCCCGGAGGTAGGTTGCTCGGCAACGCGCCGGTAGCAGTCAGATATCCCGGATACGGGTTGGTATCACGGAAGAAATTGATTTCGCCTTGGCCGCTCGGACCAGTTGGACGCGGATCGTATATGCGCTGCTGGGGACGATACGGACCTTCGTACTTCCAAGTATTCTTTTCTTCCTCAGGGCCACCGCCCTTATTCTGCTGGATAGCCTGATCGACACCCCCAAGGGTATTAATAAGGCCGAGACCAGCCGTCATTGGTGCAGCTTTAGAGAGAATACCTGCGGGAAGACCGGCGCGGGCCGCAGTGGAGAACTTACCCGGAAGCGCAGCGAGACCTGTTTTGGCAGCGTTAGTGCCAATAGTTCCAGCATTTACTGCTGAAGTAAGCCCAGTGCCAGCAGCGCCGGGAGCAAATGCCGAAACGCCCGGAGCACCACCAAAGCCTGCACCAAACTTACTCCCTATACCCACTGCATCTCTGGTTGCACTGACCCCTGTACCCGTACCCGCACCGATACCCGTACCTGTGGTTGCGCCGGGAAGAGATGACGCAGCCTGCACACCGGCACCCAGACCACGTGCAAGCGAAGCGCCACCATAGGCGCTAAGGCCAGCCATCAGGCCCTTCTTCAAGCTACCAGTGAGAAGCGTAGAGCCACCACCAACGATGCCAGCAGCAGCAACTGCGTTAACACCCGGAATAAACATAAGGCCCGCGCCAACAAGGCTTGGCAACAGCTTCTTAAACACCGACCCAAGAAGCCCCGCTTCAGGCAGACCTGTATTCGGGTTAATCGTCATGGTCGTGCCGGTTTGCATAGCAAGGGCTTGTAGGCCACCGACTTCTTCTGGCGTCATGTGGACGAGCATCTTGTCGTCGCCACGACCTAAGTTCTGAAGCTCCCGCGCCATGGGGTTCATACGGTTATTAAGGCCGGAAAGCGTAGGCAGACCACCAGCACCCGGAGTCGGGTTAAAGTTATATGCCCCTCCCGCAGGAGTATACGGAGTGGGGTTGGTGGGCTGAACGTCCAGTTCTTGCATAACCATGATCCTTGCGCGCTATCGTATACTTACACTGACATTGCCCGTTTGTCCAAATCCAATTACTGGAAGAGGAGCAACACGCGTTGTGGGCGGGAACTGGGCGGAAACGTGGGTAATCCCCACAATAACAGAAGGCGTAGCCGGAATAGCTGGAGTGACGCCCGGGCTCGCTGCAACTGCTGGATACTGTTCGATTGACACCGCTGTATTGCTAACACGCCACATAATTTCGACGTACTGGTTATCTGCCGTTAGATCGACCATGATAGGAGTTACAGCAACAAGGTGCGACGGGTCACCTGAGGACTTACGTGCAGGTAGCGAAAACCGACTATTGGAGTTGGGGATATCCGTACCGTTCTTGCGCAGCCAGATGTCTACGTCATGTGAGCTATTGTCTGTGTTTTTAAACTGGATGCTGTAGGCAATGTTGTAGATGCCCCTCTTAGCGAAGGTAATCCGCGAGTTGCTAACGATGCTGATCCCATCAGGGAACTCGTTGGTGTTGAGCGTAATCGCATACGCGTTTGCTACACTCGCAGCAGTCTGGTCTTGGTCACTTGATAGCTGGTTATAGGGAAGCTGAAGCCAACGGCCATCGCCGTAGTAAGTGCCACCATAGACGTCTCCTACGGTCATAGTCTCAATTAGCGCAGTGCGCGTGCTGAACGCGTCGGTGTCCGTGTAGACGGTGTTCGAGCGGTTTGCGCTAAACAGATCAATGACGCCGTTAACGGCCTCTAGGTTCGTAGTAGTGACATTAGTTGCGGTAATGTCGGTACCAGTAAAATTACCCCCATAAAAATTATCAGCCCGATAAGACTGCGCTTGGTTGGGGGTGAGCGAATCCAACTGGTTGAAATAAAGCTCGATGACACGGATAAGCTGCCGCACATACTGCGGATCATATTGCGCAGGCGGGTTAGGAAGTGGAGCAGCTTTAAACCGTTCGAGTGCCATTAGCGCCGTCCGTCCTCTCGTGCGTCTAAGCGCGGCGCACCCAATTGCCACTGGACGCCGAGGTTCTCGGACTGGATTTTAAACGCCATCTGGCGCGCTCGCGCACGCATGAAGACCTGATCGGTATACCGGTCGACCGAGGTTTCTACGATGATTTTGCTGTCGCTTGGGTTGCTTGAAAGCGCCGAACCCGGGAAGTTACGCGCACGAATTTGCATATCAACTGCCGGATTTTCAGCCGTAGACCCACTAAACCCGACGTCAGGGATAATACGCCGAGAGAGCATAAACGCATCACCATCAGCCAAATCAAAGTCTGATGACTGAATATACGACACCATTGGGTTAGTGTCGTCGTCGATGCCTTCCTCGTGGTTATAGGCTTGGCCTGCTGCAAAGTCCGAAAGCGGCGTGTTGGTAGCCTGCGGATAGCGGCGCAGCGGTGTATCCAACCAAGCGGTGCGCTCGATTGTTCCGTAATACCAGATTTTCTCAAGGTGGTTATAGACCACATAAGCATTGTTGTAGTCGGCTTCGCCCGCAGGGTAGAACCACCAGACTTCGTTCCACTGCTCGTTCGTGCCGCAGATAACCTGATCGGACTGCGCCATGTTGAGGTTCTGGAAGACATGGTTACGCAGCGTGCAAGGCAGCGTTTCGACACGGCCCGTATAGGCGTAAAACTTATCTTGGCCCATCCAGTAGGTAATATTAGCCGCCGTTGCCATCGCGCGTGAGGACATGACCGAGATATTATCGGCGTATTCCTGCAAGCCAAACACGTCTGTCGTACCAAGGAACTGAAGCGTGTAGAGGTGGCTATCGGTCCAAACCAAGATTTCCTGACGTGACGGCAAAGCGCGCACGATGCGCGAACCACGAGATACGCGGATATCGCCAGCCGTATTAAATTCTGTCGGTGTCCAGTCAGCAGGCGTGTCTTGGTCTGCCCAACGAATGAGCATCGGATCAAAATCGTCAGGGTTAGTAGACCCGAACGGAACTGCGCCAAAGGCAATCAGGTGCCGATCTTGCTGCGACACAAGCAACTGCATAATTTTAGCGGGTACAGCATTGGGGTCGAAACTGTTCGCCGTCGCATACGCTTGTAGCGTAATAGCCCGTGCGCTGAGCGCCGTCCCCGGATCAGGCAAAGTGCCGCGAGCCCACCAATAAGGCGCACCGTTGCGGATATTCATGACGAGGTCGTTGTCGAAATTATCAAACCACCAGTCACGCTGCTGGAAGAAGATCGGCTCGTTACCGCCCAGACCCCAAGCACCACGTGACCACGTGCCCGTACCCCAGCCATAGCCCGCAGTTGTGATTGGGTATCCGGGACGGATTTCAAAATCGAGGGTAATAGCAGTGCCGCCAGCCCCGCTGGTTTCATTTGACGTAACTTGGGTTGTCACCGGAATCGTGAAAGCAACACCGTTAACTACGGTTAGTTCATGGTTGCCATTGATCTCGGAGGCAGGGACGCCACCAATAGTGCCAACTACGCCTGAGATTTGTACGAAGTCACCCGTCTCTGCATCGTGCGCCACAGGAAGTTCAATCTGCACCACATAGGGTGCAGTTGTATCCGTATAGACGCAGTTATCCGTGTCCGGCGTAGAGAACGTCGGATTAAGCGGACGAAGCGGCGTGATGTTATTGTAGTAGCCACCATTCTCGATGTAGACCTTCTGGTGCGTACCAAGCGCCATGAGGTTATCAGAATAGGTCGTCACCCAGTTCCACAACTGACGGCATACACCTTGGAAAAGCTGAGACGTGTACTTCTGCCAACCGCCAATCTTCTCAGGATAGCCAGAACGGAAGCGGATTTTGTCACACTCCCACCAGCCGCCCTCGTTCGAGTAATCGGTCTGATCTCGATTCACGCCCGGCTTAAACTGGAGCTTGATGAATGGCATCTCTTAGCTCCTATGGCTGCACATACTGAAGGGTAACGGAACCATCCGCTGAACCAACGTCAATGTAGTACTGCTGTCCCGGTGTTACCGGTACATAGCTTGCGGTGGTTACGAACTGTTGTCCCGGAGATGTACCGCCCGCTGCTGTGTAGCCAAATGCAGACGAAGATGTGCCGTTAGACGCAGACCCCGGGTAGAAAACTTCAACGCCAATGTACCAACCATCGCCAATCCCACGAACTGGATCACCGCTGCGGTTATCCCACGGGCCAGAAGCACGAGAGGCCGTACCGCGAATACGGTACGACTGGAAATCACTGAAATTGTAATACCCGTTCGTGTTTGAGTTATAGTAGCTAGTATTTGGGGCAATCGTTACGTTGCGGTCCCCACTCCCCCCAGAGTTCATCTGAGACAAGATCGAGTCCGCCGCTGCACCGGCTTGATAATATGCGTAGAACGCGGAAGGGCTACCCGCCTCGGCAAAGCCTACCTGAGAATAAAACCCATAAATATTGGTCGTGTAAATCCATTGGTCCGGCGTAGAGCTATACATACCGCCGTAGACTTCAAGGTTCACAAGGTAAAATACGCCCGCAGGGCACGTCCAGTAGTTAGAGCCAAAGAACGTAGCCGTCTGATAAACAGGCGGAGGCGGAGGCGGCGGTGGCGGCCCCGGAGGAGGTGGCGGTGGCGGAGGAGGCGGGGGAACCGGAGGTATAGGTGCAGGCGGGATATAGGCAAAAGCCCCGGCCCCTCGTGCGCTTATTCCTCCTCGTGAGATAATGACTGGCACTATGCGCCCCCTTAAACAAACTTGGTTTGCGAGGCGAATACCGTGTAGGTCGCGCTTCCAGTCTTCAGCACCGTATAAGTATAAGCGTCGATACTGGATGTGTTGCCGACGGAGGGCACTGTACCCTGCCATTTAGGTGTAAGGGTAACGCCATCGACTTGTACAACGTTATTATAGTATCCAACCGCGCCGATAGTCGCAAAGACTGCGATGGTGATAGCCTGCCCCGTTGCCAACAACGAATTGAGCGTTGTGGTGCCATCGCCGCGAATATTGATCGTCCAGTTAGCCGTAGCGTTTGTCGTGTAGAAAAGCACCGACTGCGTAATCGCGTCTACGTTGATCGTCCCAGTAGCGCCCGAACCCACAACAGTCGCCGTCTCAATGGCATAGGCGAGAGGCTGAAGCGACGTGATATCCGTGTTAGTTCCCGACTTAGCAGCACTAATGGTGGAGCGTGCGCCCGCAGCAGTGTTTGAACCCACACCCCCCGAAGCGAGCGGGAGGGGCGTCCCAAGTGTGAGCGACGTAAGATGGGTCGTAGCATCCACTACGTCAGTGCCGTTGTTGTAAACCCACATGGTCTTACCCGCCGGGACGGTAATACCCGCACCCGCAGCCGTCTTAACCAGCACGCTATCTGCGCAGGTGTTATTGATGATGTAGGTCTTCTCGATGCTGGGCACCACAAGGTTACGGGTCGAGCCACCAGTAGTGCCGATCAGGTTCAAACGCAGGTTACGTGCGGTTTGCGTCGTGTTGGTGTTGGACAAAGTAAGCGTGACGTTAGCACTAGCAAAGGTGACATCCGCTGAGCCGACAACGGCCTCTTCAATAGCAGTGCCAAGGTTGACGTTCGTGACGTTACCCCACGTGGCGAGGTTCTCGCCCGTTGCCATAAGCTGGAGTTTGAGATTGCTATATGTGCTCGACATCTTCAGTCCTTACGTCGGTATTTCTGTCCAGTTTGGCGTTTGTGCATCGTTGATTACGCTCCAAACAAGTGCAGAAGTAATTGCGCCGTTACCTTGTACTCCGGTTGGGTATACACGCATATTGATCGCAACAAAAGGTGTCCCAGTCTGGCCGGTTGCCTGTACCCCTGTGGGTCGCACGCCGCTTGCGTAGCGGATAGTCCCAGTTTGCCCGGTGCCTTGAACGCCTGTAACTTCGAAGTTGGCATCTGCACTGATTGCAACAGTACCAACCTGACCGAAGCCACTTACGTCATCTTCGATAACTATGCCGTAGGCGATAACGCTGGACTGGCCGATTTCACCGGTTGCCTGCGCTCCTTGAAGGAACACTTGGGCATTTGCTTGGGTAAGGACGGAGCCAACCTGACCGACACCCTCAACACCATCTTCAATAACGATAGCGTCGGCATCAATAACAACCGGCTCAACATAACCAGTGGCCGAAAGACCAGCAACGGTTACAGAACTCGTGGGACGTACATCCCCAAGTTGGCCTGTGCCTTGGACACCAGTTACATCAAAATTAGCCGCAGCACGGACAAGGACGGTGCCAATTTGTCCTGTACCGCTAACCCCACTGACAAAGTAGAAAACGCCCGCATCAGCGGTGCCAAGTTGGCCGGTCCCTTGGACACCAGTCAGTTCGACATCAACGTCTACGATGCCAAGGGCACCAAAGGCGGCAGCAGCAAATGGGGATGTCCCTAGCATATCCTACTGCCCCCTAAGGCTTAGCCGCCGAGAAATTCAGAACCCGCAGCGGCAATCGCTGCGATGGTGGCGAGAATGCCAGCCAGCTTAGCTTTCCATCCGAGCTTGGGTTTATCACCGTCCATCGGCAAAATCTTGTTAGTGGCTTCCTTGACGACCGCCTTCTTCACGGCCTTCTCTGCCAGTTTCTTCAGGTCCATATTGGCCTCCTTACAGCCAAGAAGCGAACTTCTTGGTCTTCATTTTACGGTCTTCGAGACCGTGGGTTCCACCATTAATGCGTTTTGTAAGCTGCAAGATGGCGGCGTCTGTGATGCCTTGGTCGCAGATCGACCAGAGCTTATTCTTATCAAAGAACCACAAGGCGCTCTCAAATGCCAGTTCGGTAGCCACCAGATCGGGGTTCGTCATGACATCGGGGCGACCGATATAGTCGGCAAACGCTTGGTAGTTGAATTTGCCAGTGAGTTGGAGGGCACCCCTGCCGCGAAAAGCGAAACCTTCGCCCGAGCTTTCCGGCCCATTACCCATGCGGTTACCATAGACGCGGTTAGCAATCTTGGCAGGCTGGCGCGCATAAGCGTTCGCCAGTTCCGCTGTCGGAAAATACTTACCGAAAATATTGCGTAAGCCTTGCGCCGAGTAGTTCAGGTTCTCGGAGAACGCCTTAAAGCCGCCACTTTCGTGCGCCGTTTGGGCGAAAAAGTGGGCAGCGCGGTTACGGTTCAACTTATAATAGTTGGCGGCGGCCTTAAGCGTGCCGGGGCCAAAAGCCCCGTCAGCCGTTACACCGATCTTTTGTTGGAGATTTACGAGGCTCATTTGTTCGGGTTCCTCCAATCGGGGAAGTCATTCTCGTCGACCACGCCGTCACCGTTGGCATCGTAGCGCAGATCGTGCCGATGGATTTCCCAAGGCTGCAACTCACCGTCACCGTTCTCATCAAACGGCTCGTCCAGTTCCATAGCAGGTTCTTCCTTCTTGGCGAAGAAGGTTTCCTTAGGTTCTTCCTGATCGGTATCAACGTCGTTCACAACCGACACATTGACCGGGGCTTCAACCGAAGCTGCCATGTCCGGCGCTTCTTGCTTGTCAGCCTTGAAACCCATCATAGCTGCGTAACCACCAGTGATTGCGCCAGCCACAGCCGTCACAATGTAGCTCAGAAGAGTGAAGACCTTCTCGTTATCGACCAGTTCGTTAGGCGTAAACAAGCCGACGATGAGCGCCAAAACAACAGCGACAAAGCTGCCGGACAGGGAATAGGCTGCAATCAGCAGAACCTTAATGCGTGCGTCGAGGAGTTTCTCTTCCATCAGTTATCCCTTTCGGCCAGCGGGTTCGCCAGCGTTTTGGTAATCTTGTCGTTGACCTGAGCCTCCAACTCCTTGACGCGGCGTTGCTGCTCTAAGTCCTGCGCTCGTAGCTCTTGTATAATAGCACGCTGAGATTGCAATGTCTCCCTCTCAGATACTTGCGTGCGCGCAGTGACTGCATCGACGGTCTGTCGGGTACTCATGACGCTACTGCCAACGCTGCTAGAGAGGGCTGCGAGGTTGTCGGACAGGTACTTGGTAGTCTCCAAGTTCATACGGATCATGCGCTCATTGCTGTCTTGGCGCTCCTTCATTTTATTGAACTCGTCGCCCATAGACGCGTAGGTCTCAGTAACTTCCTTCATGGTCAGGAACTGCTGGTAAACCTCGAAACCTGCCCATAGAGAGCCAGCCGCCGTCGAAAGCGCGGTCAGCACAATCATCATCTTACCGCCAGTAAACTTAATCCCGCCGACCTCAATGGAGGTGCCTTCGGGCTTCTCCTCGTCACTCATACTGCTCGTCCACCATCTGCTGCCAGCGAGCGTCTTGTCCACTCAATAGCCTGTATAATGCCATATTTTGGTCCGGAATGCGACGGCCTTTGTAGATATCCTTCGGTTGGTAGAAGGGCATATCTGGGATGCGCGCCTGCGTATAAGCACCATAACCCTCCGGAACCGCAGCTAACTGCGCCATCGCTTCCTTATCGCTCTCGTTTACGTCGCCAATATCCTTGGGTTCTCCAGTCGCCATGTCGGCCTGCATACCCAGCAACTCCATCTGCTGAGCTTGACCTACGGGCGTTGAGAAGTCCCCCATCCCCGTTTGTGGTGCAGGCGCGAACGTCGGCCCCTCAGTCGGCCCAAGATTATAGGTTACGCCACTAGTTTCCGTCGTGCTTTGCTCACCATATTGCTGCGCATACTGCACATCGGCTTGAGCCACAAAAGCCACGTTTTGCGCCGTTACTTGCAACACGGTCTCACGCGGGAAGTAAGCTGCGTCCTCGACGGCTTCGCTCTGGAAGAAGTCTACATTCCGGTCTTTGCGAGACACCACTATGGTGTTTTCTGTAGATGCAGAAATTCCCGGGGGGCCCGGAAGCAAGCCGGGCGGAGGTGGCGGATCGTTGGCGTCCTCGGCTGGTTCTTCCTCGACGGCTTCTTCAGTTACCGCTTCGGTTGCACTTTCCTCGACCACAGCTTCTTCTGGGGCTGCTTCAACTTCTGCCTCGATCACGGCGTCTACCGCAGCTTCAGCCGCTTCAATCTGCTCTTCTTGGTCAGGTATGGTTACTTCCAAGGGGTTAGGCGCAGGTGTTGGCGCTGGCGTAGGAGCCACAGAAACGGGAGAAAAGGTAGGTTCAGGCGCGCTTGGTGTTAACAAACCCGACTGAAACGAAAGGTTCTGCACGTTGGTGCCGTAGAAAAGCTGGATGTTATCCGTAGCCGCAGGCCCCGTAATCCCGGCGGAAACCGTGTGGAAGGTATTTGCCAACGAGCCGTAATTGAACTGGATACTGCCAGTGGCCGAGAGGTTAATCTCAAAAGTGACTTTATTCTGCGTGCCATACTCTGTGGTGTTGTACCAGCCAAAGAGCGCCGACGTATCGGTCAGCTTATAGTAGGGGTTTGCCCCACCAAACAAATCCGTCCAGTAGCCGTAGATCGTGTTGCGCTGCGCGTATTCGAGCGGCTCTCCGTCGCAGCACAGGTTGCCCGGCCCATAAAAGGACACAAAGCCATTGGAGGAAACCCACGCCGACGTGAATGTTTGGCCGTAATAGGTAAATGGAAAGCCAAGCTGCACGAGGCGCGTACTATCATCTCCTCCATTCAGAGGCGTCATGGTTTGCGGAGAACCAAGGATTTGTGGCGGGATCAGCGTTGGGTCATAGTCTTGCGCCCATGCAGGCCATGCGATCAGCGCCGCGAGGAGGATTTTGCTTTTTCTTCCCATGCCGCAGCGGCCTCCTTACCGATCTTTCCTTCGTACGGGCAGGGGGTCCCGGCCATCTTCATGGCGTCGAATACACGTTGATCCTGACAAAGCAGCGACACAGCCGCTACGCGCATACCCATATCATATAGGGTTTTGCTGAGCTTTAGGGCTTCGCAGTTCTTGTCTCGAATAGTTTTGCCACCAGAGATACCAAGGATTTGCGTCTGCACAGCGCCAGATACGCCAGTGGTGCAGAGGTCTTGGCTGTAGCTCATCATGCTCGGCGCAATCGCGCTAGGGGGCGGCGACGTAATTTTCTGGGTCACGCTCTGCGTGCTGTCCGACACGCTCACCGACTTGCTATCGTTGATGTTCGTGTTTTGATTGACGTTGGTGCTCTCAGATGTGCTGATCGAGCTATTCTGGTTCACATTTGTGCTAACCGCAGTCGAATTGCTCTGGTTTATGTTTGTGTTGACGTTTGTCGACACGCTCTCACTGGTCGATACATTGGTATTGAGGTTGGTGGACGTGCTCGTCGATGTAGACGTGCTATCGTTGAAATTCCGGTTCGTATTCAAGTTCGTCGAGGTCGACGTACTCTCGTTGAAATTGCGATTGGTGTTGAGATTGGTGCTGTTAACCGTGCTATTCGTGGTGCTGTTAACAGTCTGATTAATAGTGCTGGTGGACGTGTCGGTGTTGACGTTAATGTTTGTCGCCGTACCAGACTGGATATTGTTGTTCGTGTTGACGTTGGTGTTCGTCGAAGTCGCAGTAGTGTTATAGTTCGTCGTAGTCTGGGCAAGCGTCATACTCGCCCAGCCAGTTGCCACCAATACGAGAAACCGCCGATTAATCACTCTGGGAGTTCAGGCCAAACGATATCGTTGGGGAACCCTTCTTGCGCTGGTACGTCCCGCAGAGCTTGGCGATAAATTTTGTACGCATCTCGGATCGCCTTGGGGACGTCAGGAAGCTGGGTCCAGTCAGTGTCCTTCAGCAGGTTATTACGCTGCTCGCGGATACCGCTTTGCTTCATAGCCTCATGCTCTACCCCAAGAGCTTCGTATGCAGCAATTTCGTCTGCGTCCATGTCCATCAGGACGCCATCAACCATCTTTTTCATATTAGCCGATCCCATAGACACTGATTGTACCGGTACCCCAGTATGTACTGCCGCCGCCCGGTGAAATTGTAAGGCTCGACGGATAAGAAGATACGTATCCAGTATTTAAAGTGGCGTTAGCTCCCGACGAAGTAGACGACGTATTAAACGCGCATGTAAACGCGGGAGTAGACGAGGAAGCGGTATTAATAGTTAAATACCCGTTAAAAGTGGCGTAGTCCGAAGCAGTGACAGATGACCCCTGCGGGTATAAGGTACCGGCTGTGGCAAACCCTGAAGCAGTACTTGTGCTATTAGCTATTAGGCCGTGGCCGTAGAATGCAATAGATGATCCGGCAGAGGTGACACCCGTAATGATAATATATTGTCCTCCCGTCCGAACTTGGAGCCCGTTGTATATAATTTGTACTTGCTGATATCCGGTGGGTAAACTCACCGTGACCGACGCGGGGTTCCCAGAAATAGTAGTCTGGGAGACAAGTTTCATAAATGCGCCGCCAGTCGTTACTTGGATAGACGTCGCGCTCAATGCCCGAGCTACAACCCCGTAGGGTGTAGTTGTTGTAACCAGCGTACCGTCGTAGCGCAAATAGTAAGCAGTGGCGGTCGTTAACCCAGTTTGGTTTGAGTTAACTCCCCCTAGGATCGTAACGGTAACTGGCTGCCCAGTAGAGACGGATTGCGTTGCAAAACCAACAAACTTATCTGCGTTTGACGAAAATACTTGGGGTAGAAACCCTATAAGTTGGGCGTTGTTTCCAGACCCACGCGCACCAATCGCACCGCGCTGGTTAGTCGGGTCATAAGTAATACCCGTACCCACAGGATAATAAGACGAGCTATTAAGCGAAGTCCCGCCATTATATGTCATAGTGGATGCTGTTAGCGTAATAGACCACACCGCAAGAACAGACGATGTGCTACCGGCGATGTATATTACGTTATTGGTAGTATCGGGAGAAGAGTAGAACCCGTAATTACCCCAGTTCTGCCCTGCTGATGACGGTGAAGAGCTATCGCCCGTAACTTGGCTACCCGACCCGTTAAACATATAGCTGTACGGAGAGCCAAAAGGAGCAAACTGGACAATAAACCGATCAATACTCGGAAAATAATAAGCCCGAGTATTATAGTAGAAATTACTGGAGTAGGGGATTGTCTGGGAACCAATTGTCATCGTAGCGCCATCGGCGCTGAGCGTGATTGTCCGCGTAGCCATGTAGTTATTAGATGGGTCGCTATAGAATACACGCCCCGCATTCGAAGTGCTATTAAATGCAGCGCAGCACGTAGCATTATTATTGTTATAAAACGAAAAGGTTTGGTTTGCCGTAACGGTTGGCGACCCGCTGTTGTAGTTAATAGCGTTCGCGTAAAGCCCGCCATTTGTATAGTTATAAATGGCTACCATACGATTAGCGTAGCTATCGTAGTACATATCAAACGCAAAATAGTTATACATGGCCGACCCCAGAGTAGTCGAACCCGCGCCTGACGTAGCACCCGTGGTAGTATTCAAACTAAAATAATATACTTGTACAGCTTGATAGCCCCCGCCGGGAGCGAACATAACTGCAAACCTATTCGCTGTCGTATCTTTAGCTATAGCTGCTCTCTGGTCATTTACGCTGCCATTGTTGCCAATATACGTCGCGTTAGTATTAGTTATCACGCCAGCCGAGCTAACTTTAAACGTATAGAGCCAGCGATTTCCGCTGCTGTCCCAGCTTACTTGAAAGTGCCATCCCGAGGCAGCGTCATAAAGACCCGCACCTGTGTAGCTATTACTTGAATAGAGGTTAGTTGCGTTAAAAGTAGCATCTTGGCTAATACCCGTAGTCGTAGACACGGTGCCGTTTGTATTGATCGAAACGGCCTGACCTGCCGTGATGGAACCAGATGAAGTGAACTGCTGGGTGCCACTAGAAGGCGTAGCAAAAGCAAGCTGCCCCGAACCGTTGGTCTGGAGGAACTGACCCGAAGTGCCGTCTGCCGTAGGCAATGTCAGCGTGTAATCCGCTGCAAGAGTATCCGGTGCCTTAATGGCTGCGTAGTTTGTACCGCTCCCAGTGGCTTCGCCTAGACGGATTTGTGCGCCGCTTGCGCCGCCAGCAATAAGGGCGGGAGAAGTAAGGCCCGTCGTTGAGTTCAGCGCACCCGTAACCGTAAGATTGCCTGCGGTAGTTACGTTAGCCCCAGTGAGCGTAACTGCCGTGATACCACCCGACTGAAGCTGGAGAACGCCAGAAGTATCCCCCGTGATAATCGCACCGCCAGTGGAGGTATCTGCGTTAATGGTTGTGGGCATGGGTTATTCTCCGAATGCGACAGTTTTGGTCTTAGGTGTTCTTGATGCCATAAACGCGAATACGTCCTTGAGCAGCAAAGTTACCTCCGCCATTATCAAGGAAGAATGTTACCCCAGATAGGGCGCTACTGCCACTATAAACCCACATTCCAGCGTAAGAAAGGATCGTGGTGTCTGATGGGGTTTGGTAGAGTGCGAAGATTTCCCCGGTCTTCCATCCGCTTCCGTTGGCATTATGCAGACGAATATAGCCCGTAAAGCCATTCCCCGTTGAGTCCAGCGTGCCTGAACCCATGAGCAAATTTGCGCTCGTCGCGTTAAAGGTAAGGTTTGCTATGCTAGGTGTAGCAGAGCGATATGTATTTGCGCTCGACTGGGCACTCCCCCCAACCGCCACCCGCATATTTAACGTGCGCCCAGAACTTGCAGGCATGATGCTCTGCAAAGTGATGAAGTAAGTGTCGTAATCTGCGGTAAAAGTATTCAAAAAGTCCACGTTTGCGGCAGCCGTAGGGGCAGTATCCGCGAGAAGGATCATCGCACCCGCAGCAGGCGTAGCAAAAGCCAACGTACCTGAACCGTTCGTTTGTAAGAACTGCCCGTTTGTACCGTCAGCACTCGGCATCGTAAAGGTAAGGTCAGCAGCCATAGATGCCGCCGCTTGGATCGTAACGGTGTTTGTCCCATTACCCGTCTGTTCCGCAAGGCGAATACGGCCCTGAGTAGAAGCCGCGCCGTCTACTGTAATGATACCGTCGCCGTTGATAATCGTGGACATGGGTTATTCTCCGAGTGCAGCGATTTGTGCCTGAAGCTCTTCAAGTTTAGCAAGCAGGTCTTCTTTGGTTGGCGCAACGTATTCTGGAAGCTCAACCGGAGAAGGCGGAGAGAAATTCTCCCCGTCAAACTCCCAATGAAAATCCACTTCGTCAGGAGCCTCAACGAACATATCCGCATAAGCCGGATGAAAAATCCCATGCGGGGGAACCTGAGCCCGGTCTTTAACGACGCCATTCTCAATGTAGACCCAAACCATGTTTTAGTCCTTATGCGTAAATCAAGACAATGGCAGAGCCAGCGGTGCTGAAGGCGTATGTATTATACGGCCCTGAGGTTGTTGCCGTAGACGACCCAGCCCCAAATCCAGACGCACCCATAGTGAACGATCCACTACTCGCGGCGCTATAAGCTCCACCTCCGGCAGCGCCGAACCCGCCAGCGCCTGTGCCAATCGTATTTGAGGATGAACCCCCATTGTAGCACCCACCGCCACCGCCGCCAAAGCCGCCATTCCCACCGTATAGAGCATAGCTGCCGTTCGCGTTGTTTCCTGCTCCAGCGCCACCAGCACCGGGACCGCCCGTCGCACCATACATAAGTTGAGCGTTAGAGTCTTGAGCGCCAAGTACACCCGGGGATGTCAGAGACTGCAAAAGGGGATCAGTATAAAGCTGATATCCACCACGACCATCGCCGGGCCTAAGCGACGTGGCCGCGCCGCCAGCACCGCCGCTGGGGCCGAAACCACGGTATGATGTTGGGGGGTCGCCGCCTTGAGCGGTCCCCCACCCAGCGCCAGCCCTTGATCCACCCGCCGTGCCATTTCCAAGTGGGGAAGCACTTGATCCCCCCGAGACTCCTTGGTTTACGGCGCCTCCGGAACTCCCTGCGCCTCCAGTATAAGCACCGCCATTGGTCACCCCGGTACCAATAGTTGCGGTGCCGCCCGCGGCAGCATTAGGGCTGCTATAGGGCGTTGTGGCGTTTGCGCCTTTGTTGGCCGTAAACCTTGTAACAGCGGCATAGGAAACTGTGACATTACCACTTGAGATTGTGATTGTTACCGTTTGTCCCGGAGTAACCGCCAAGTCTCCGTATGCACATCCACCACCTGCGCCACTAGCAAGATAATAATATATTGAGCCGTCATATTCCGCAGTGGCATTACCGCCAGCGCCAAACGCATAAACGCGAATTGAGGTAACTCCGGCTGGGACGGTATACGTGCTAGAAGAAGTGTAAGATGACCACGTTTTTGTTGAAGTTGTTACAGCCTGACTAACCCAAGTCGTGCCATTACTCGTTAGTACGTTCCCGCTGGCACCGGGAGCCACGACCTGAACCGCCGAAGTGCCGTTGCCTAACAAAACATTGTTTGCTGTAAGCGAAGTAGCGCCAGTTCCACCCTGCGCTACGGTAACAGCGGTGCTGGAAGTCAAAATACCCGCAGCAGCCAGACTTGTCGCCCCAATACCCCCCGAAGAAACCGGGAGTGGTTGAGCAAGCGCAACGACTTGGTTTGTACCAATCGTCATGGCAGTCGTCGTGCCATTCGTCTGGAAAACGAGTGTGCCGGTTGTATCCCCGCTGGTGACGAGAGCAGTACCGCTTGTCGTGCCTGCCGAAATGGTGCTCATCTATCGCTCCTTAAAGCACAACCCAGCGTTGGCCGCTGGTAACCGTAACTGAAACACCCGAAGCAATCGTGATCGGGCCGACGCTCATACCGTTTGTTCCCACCGGGAACGTGTAGTTAGCCGAGATATTCGTGATGTTGGTGGTAATTGCGCCACCCGCTGCGTTCGTCGATAGGTCGCCAGAACCAAGGATTGACTGGCCGTTGACCGTTTTGATGTTGGTGCCAGAGACAAGCGCCGCTTGCTTTGCGTTAAATGTGCTCCAGTCAGAGCTAGTCAAAGCACCGCGAGCCGAAGCCGATGCGGTGGGGATGCTGATAGCAATAGCCGGGGTCGTCGAGGCGTTAGTGACCGCAACCGCTACGTCCGTGCCAATAGTGTCAGTCGTAGCCGATACGCTGGTAACCGTACCCACATACTGGTCAGCCGATGCAATGTTAAAGTTCGGGTATGATCCCGTAATAACCGTCGTGCCGCTGCCTGTAAGCGAAACTACCTGATCCGGAGCCGTGTTGGTGATTGTGATTGCACCAGAGCCGTTGGTGATCGAGATAGCCGTACCGCCAGTCAGCGTGTTCTTTTCAAGTGAGCCATCTGAAGAGCGACCGATCAGGATTTGGCCGTCAGTATATGTCGTATGGCCCGTGCCGCCAGCAGCCGTGGGGAGCGTACCCGCAGTCAAAGTGTTCGTGCCTGACGAGTAAAGCGCGCGGTTAGAAGCGCCGAACGTCGTAAGACCCGTGCCGCCGAGCGTCGTAGCTACAGGCGAAGTAAGGCTAAACTGCGTGCCCGTGAGGGTAAGGCCGGTGCCTGCCGAGTAAATCTGGGCGGAGGAAACCTGCACGAAGTTGATGGCCGTGGTACCAAAGGTAATGGTACCCGTCGTGTTCATCACATAAGTTTCGCCAGCGCCCGTATCACCGCTCGTGACAAAGAAAGCATCGCCAGCGCCGAGCTTATTGGGGTCTTTTACCCCATAGCTGTTGGCATCCGTAGCGCGTGTCAAAACCCAATTGGTTGAGCCGCTGCCGACAGTCGTAACCGTATAGACGCCGTTATGAGCCGCATTTGCCTGCTGATAAATAAGGACTCGGTCACCAACCTGCGCTACAACCCCGTCAGGCGTAAAGGCGGTCTGCGTGCCTGCGTTAGTCAGGGTAGCACCAACTCCCGCCGTGCCGTTGTTGTACGTCGCCGTATAAGCGTTAGGAGCTTCGTATTTGACCGGCGCGTGGTAGCTAATACCTTCAGAGACCAGCGTATCCACATACTGCTTGGTTGCCGCCTCAAGCGCCAAAGTCGGGTCTTGGGTCAGCGTGACCGAAGTCAAACCAGCAAGCGTAAGCGACGTAGCACCAAGAGCAATTGACGTTGTACCGATGGTGACGGTGTTATTGCTAAGTGCAGAGTTCGGGATAGCCGAGAAGTTCGTACCCGTGAGTGTCGGGGTTGTCGAGAAAGACGGCGTAGTACCGCCAACAAGGACACCCGCAGCGGTAGCAACAAATGCCGTGGTATTAGCCGCCGTCTGGTAGGGAATAGACCCAGCAGCGCCAGCAGCAAGGTTTGTAGCCTTAGTGGCAGTCGCGGCGTTTCCAGTGATGTCGATGTTGACGTTACCGGCGACATCTTCGTTAACTGACTTTTCCGCCGGGTAAGTGACGAAAACAATCTTTGTGCCTGCCGAGAAATTGACGAGGCTACCGCTGTTGCTGGAAGAAAGCACCGTATCGCGTGAGAGCGACGTGCCTGCTGCCGTGTAGGTGCCGATCCCGACTTCCCACTCGCTACCACCCGAAATGGTGTAGTAAGTGGTGTTGCCGTTACCGATAGCCGTGCCAAACGACTGGTACCCCGCAGGAGGCGTACCCGCGAGGGTAATGGTCCCCGTACCGGTAGTGGTAGTTAAATCTTGTACGCGGTCCGCGAGAACGAGAGCCATCTACCTACCTCACATCAGGTTACGGAGCTTGTAGATCGTTGTGAGATAAACGTCCGTGACCCCATCAATGAGGTTGGCTACTGCACGGTTGCCCTTGCAAATAGCCTCGTGGTTTTTCTCGATCCACTCAGCATCTTCGATCAAAATAAGCAGGATTTCATCCGCCTTGGTTTTGGGGGCTTTGATGGCCCCCACCAGTTCAAATGCACCCTGATACGCCTCAACAAGCTTGTCGATGGCGTCGATTACCCCATCGTAGAACTCACCGAGTGCTTGATGCCGCGCATACGCACCCACCCCACTGGCAGTCCAGTGCTCAAAGTGAGCTACGTTACGAGCATAAAACACTCGGCTGATAAGTTCTTCGATCATTAGGCGATCCGGATAATAGCCGTGGTATTAGTGGCGGTCGGGAAGATGATGGTGAAGTCACCTGCCGTAGCCGTCTTGTCCGAGCCAAAGTCCAGCACCGCAACCGCAGCGTTCGTCAAAGCCGTGTTGGCGTTCGAGTTAGCCGAAGGAGTGGTGTTGTAAATCAGCGCGCCACGAGCCGTGATGGTCGCATTGGTGAAGGTAAGGTCACCAAAGTCAACAAAGCCCGTGCCGGTTTCCGCGTTGGTGTTAACCGCAGTTGCGCCAAGGTTAACCAACTGACCACCACCAGCGGAGTAGTTAGTGCCCGACGACGAAACTTCGTTCGACGAAGTATATGCCGTGGTGTTTGCGTCAAGCGAAGCCGACGACGTGTAAAGTGCGAGCTTAAAAACGTCCGCGCCGGTATCAGCCGACGGACGGAAATCGTGCACACCAAGCAGAAGCTGGGCTTTGAAGCTGGTGCACATTGCCTGTGTAATAGCCAATGTAGGTCTCCTTAACTGTCCAAAATGGGGATAAACTCTGGATGCCCGGCCTTGTGAAATTTGTTCACCAGAGTCACGTTATGGGACCGGACAGCTTCGTGCATGTAATGGATGAGCACCTGACGGATGCTGTCCTTAAATGCTTCTGCTTGGTCCCGGATGGCCGGATGTGTGTTGCTGCCCACGTGGATAATCTTGTCCAAAGCGCGCTCAGCAATTTCTTCGGGGGTGAAGCCACGACCCTGCGTGGTCACTACCATCACATCCCCACCTAGCATTGTTCCTACGGAATCAATCATATTACCTCACCGGGTAGCGGACCTGTGGGGTCCGGTACATATCTTGACGGTTCTTGCCTTCGCCCAGTTGCTTCAGCATCGCCAGCGCCTGATCGTAACGCTTTTGGTACTCCGCAATGACGTCAGCTTCGCCCTTCATGAACGTATACGCTTCTAACAACGAACCGTAAAGAAGCACGCTCTCAAAGTTATCGCCCAGCCACGATGTACCTGCAACGGTAATCGACTGCGGGTAATAGAAGTAATGGAGTTCTACGCCGTAGCTCTGGTCTGGCGTCGGGCCCAGAATGAACGAGTCCACGTCAAAAAAGGCATAGTGAGTGGGCGGCCCAGTCACATTTGGGTTAGGGAATGCAGCACGGATAAAGCTGACATCCTTGTTTAGCAGGTAAGAATATGCCCCCGTGTTGGGGTCAATTAGGGCTATCGAAAACGTAGCAAGCCAATCCGACGGGACCGACAAATACTTGTTGTTCGCGGTCATATTACCGGTCACGTTCTTACGCAGGTCCAAAAGCTGGACCGAGTTGAAGACGCGCTCCTCGGCATTGACGATGAAAATGTTGATCTGCTCAGTCGAAGTAAGCCCACCCGACCCCACCGTATCCGGGAAGTCGTTTTCGGTGTAACCCTTAATTGCTTCGACGAGTTGATCGTAGTTCATTAGCCGAGCTTCTTACTGCTATTCGTGCCTTTAGTAGCCGCACCGGTTCCGCGAGTTTTCACGGTCTGGGTGTTAGCCACATTGTTCGGGTAGCCATTATTGCCCAACGGGTTGTTGGCAGGCTTCGGCTGGTCGTACTTGCCGATGTCCTTCATGTGCTCAGCCATTTTTAACCACCTTCCCCATGTCCTTCTGGACTTTGCGAACTTCTTTCATCTGGTTCGCAACCTTGGCGAGGTTACGTCCGAGCTTCAACATCTGCTCGTTGGTCTTGCCACCCTTAGCCATTGTCATTCTCCGTCGTCTGAATAGTTACCGTACCTACCTGACCATTACCTACTAATGTATCAGGAAGACCCCATAAACCCAAGGGATTTTGAAAGCCCACTGGGTCCCAACCCCAATGAATGACGCGGCTACCGCCTGAAGGCGTCCCAAAAGCGTCTACATCCTCGGTTGGAAGCGTATTTGGTTGTGTGCGAATACCCGTCAAACCTGCCTGCCA